CGACACAGATCAGCTTATTATCCCAAGTCAACCCGTGATCCACATGGCGATTGCTCTGCTGGCTCGTGAGCGTGGCGAGACAGGCGGTACATCAGCACCTGAGTACTTTGGTATTGCTGATAAGTACTTGTCTGATGCGATTGCTCTGGACGCACAGAAGCACCCTGAAGAAGTTATTTGGTACACTCCTTAAGGAGACTAGTGCATGGCACAGCCACTACAAAGCATTAATCTAGTTGCTCCGGGTTTCAAAGGAGTCAACACAGAAGACTCTCCGATTGGACAGGACTTCTCTTTTGCAGACGTTGCTGACAACGCTGTGATTGACAAGCGTGGGCGTATTGCTGCACGTAAAGGGGTAAAGCTATTGACCTCAGTAGCTACACCTCTTGGTTCGTCGTACGCCAATAAGTTGCATCACTTTTACGATAATGCAGGTAACGAAGAAATCTTTGTTGCAGGTAACAACAAGATATTTAAGACTACGCAGACTACTGATCCTGATGACACCCTAACGGATATTACTCCTGCGTCTTACACGATTACTGCAGACAACTGGAAGATTGTAAACTTTAACGATAAGGCTTACTTCTTCCAGCGTGGATATGATCCTCTGGTGTACGACGATACTAACGGACTGCGTACGTTTACTGTGGCAAATGGTTCAGCTACTGACGCAAAGTACAAGTGTCACGAAGCTATAGCTGCGTATGGTAGATTGTGGATTGTAGACACCGAAAGCGATAAACAGACTATCTACTGGTCAGACCTATTGATTGGTACTGACTTCACTGGTGGTTCTAGTGGTTCTATAGATGTATCTAAGGCTTGGCCTGATGGATACGACGAAATCCGGGCACTGGTTGCTCACAACAACGCTTTAATTATTTTAGGTAAGCACAGCATCCTAGTTTATGGTAACGCTTTTAGCCCTGCAAACATGGCTTTAGTTGATACTGTATCAGGCGTTGGGTGCATCTGTAGAAACTCTGTACAAGGCATAGGTACAGATGTGTTATTTATGTCTCACTCAGGTCTTAGGAGCTTTGGTAGAACTATCCAAGAAAAGTCTATGCCTTTGTCAGACCTGAGCAAAAACATCAAGAGCGAGTTGTTGCCTCTGATTGAATCACGGGCTGCTCCTACGGCGTCTGTGTACAGTCCTGAGAACTCGTTCTATTTAATTACGTTTCCAGACAAGGACACGACTTACTGCTTTGATCTAAAGGGTCGATTAGAGAACGGCGCCTATAGAGTTACTCGTTGGACTTCTGCCCCTTTTGAGTCATACGAAAGAAAGAACGATGGGACACTGTTAATTGGAACATCAGATGGCGTAGGAACTTACGAAGGTAACTCAGATCAGTACAACGATGCAGGAACAATTACAAACGGTACGTACCGCTTTAGGTACTATAGCCCCGGATTAACCTTTGGTGATCCTTCTAAGACAAAGATACTTAAAAAGCTGAAGCCTACTATTGTAGGTGCATCAACTGCTACAGTATTTCTTAAGTGGGCTTACGACTTTGAGACAACTTTTAATAGCACGGAGTTTTCTGTTGGTAATCAGATTCCGTACTATTTTAACGAAGCAGCTTCAGAATACACTGTAGCTGAATTTACTGGAGGATCTGAAATCAGTAGACCCTCTATTAACACAACAGGTGGAGGCTCTGTGATTACCATTGGCCTTGAGGCAGACATAGATGGTTTTGCTTTATCTCTCCAAGAAATTAACGTATTAGCACTTATAGGTAGAACAGTATGAGCAATTATACAAAGACAACTGACTTTGCTGCTAAGGACTCTTTACCTTCTGGAGATGCTGGTAAAGTGATTAAAGGCACAGAGTTTGACAACGAGTTTAACGACATTGCGACTGCGGTTGCAACTAAAGCAAACACTGCTTCACCCACTTTTACAGGAACTGTGACGATTCCCGCGCTTACTTTTACGGGCACTCTGTCTACAGGAACGGTTGACGGAGGTACTTACTAATGGACATGGATAAGCTGTTAGCTATTCTTGGCTTAGGCACTGGAGGTTTACTAACAGGCTTTGGCATAAACGAGCTTAGAGATGTTGGTGAAGCAGCAGGTGCTGCCGCTACTGATGTTGCTACTGAACTAACAGAGATGTCTCAGTTCAAGCCGTTTACTGTAACGTCTACTACTGGTGGTACATTTGGTGTTGGACAAGGACCAGAAGGCCAGACACAAGTTACAATGGCTTTATCTCCTGAAGAGAAAGCGTTCCAACAAGCAATGTTTGGTGGCGCTGGAACGTTGTTTGGTCAGGCTATGCAAGACACTGCTCAGCGGGAGCAGGACATCTATGGGCGTATTAGGGCTGCTCAAATGCCCGAAGAACAAATACAGCAACAAGCTCTTGAAGAGCGCCTAGCTGCACAAGGACGCCTCGGTGTACAGACTGCACAGTTTGGTGGTACTCCTGAAGCATTGACTTTGGCGAAAGCTAGAGAACAAGCTAAGAATCAAGCAATGCTGGGTGCAATAGGTCAAGCTCAAGCAGAGCAGATGCAACAAGCTCAACTCGGTAGTCAGTTCTTGGGTCAGAGTTACATGCCTCAGTCTCAGTTGCTTAATGTACAACAGGCTTCACAGCTTTACCCGCAGCTTCAGCAGCAGGCTCAGTTGTACGGTGCTGGTCAGTACGGTGAAACAATGCTTTCAGGCATTGAGGCTCAGTTGCTTGCAGAGCAGGCCAGAGCAAACTTGATTGGTGGTCTTGGATCAAGTCTGTTGGGTGGCTTGTTTACACCAGTAGCTCAGCAAAGCGGTGGTGCAACTAATATTCTTATGGATCTTTTGGGGATTGGATAATGGCTAGGTTTTCACAAGCATTACTACAAGGGTTGCTCCAGCCACAAATGCAACAGGGGCTGTTTGAAACTGCTCGTAATATTGGCATGACTCCAAGTCTTATGCGGGCTGAACAACAGCGTCAGGAGCAGATGCAGCGTATGCAAGGAATGGGTCCGGTTGATTTAGCAAGCATGGCTGAACAGCAGGCCTTGCAAACAGGAGATCCTGCTGAAATACTAAAGGCTCAACAGGGAACTCAAAGTGTTATTAGAGAAAGAACTAAGCGCTCTTTAGCTAGTCTTGAAGCTGAAAGACAAAAAAAAGTTAGGGAAGGAGATATTAACGGAGCTAAACAAATTGAAGCGGTTATGTCTCGCGTAGCAGCAAGCGCTGGAATAGACCCTTCTGAAATCGAAGGACGCACTAAAGAAAAAACAGAAACTCTTAAGGATTACTCTCTAACTGAACGTGAAGAAACAATTTACATGGAGATCTTTAAGGATAATAAAGAAGAGTTTAAATCTCTTATAGAAACAGTAGAAGAAGAACCATTGTTTACTATTCCATTTCTCGACGTACCAGTAGGTGGCGGTAAAGACGCTGTAGTTGATCTCGACGACTCAACAAAAACTCTTTTCGATAACGCCGAAAGAATTAGAACCAACAATCCAGAGATGACAAAAAGGCAATCGCTTAAACAAGCCATTGAAGAATTAAACAGTGAGGCTATATACAAAAGACTACCAGAAGAAGCTCAAAGTAAAGTTAATCAACTAAGGGCTAGAGGTGTTAGCGAACAAGCAATATTAGAAGCTATGAAAGTCGAATTAAATAAGTGAGCGCATTATGCCAACTCTTGATGAATTATTAAACGAGTCAGAAACTGCTCCAGCTTCTATAGAATCTGCTGGAGTTACTCTAGATAGTTTATTAAATTCTCCTGAGCCTGTAAAAAATCAAAGGCCTACAGAAGATAAATTAAATTTAGACGAAATGCTACTTGTAAGCGAGGCGCAACCTGAAATGGTAGAAGAAGCCTCTTCTGCTTGGGAGCAGTTTCGGTATGCTTACGATAAAGCAGGCAACATAACGTCGTACGCTGCAGATATACTAGAGTCTTATTTTCCTCTTGGTAGGATTACGTTTGATTTAAAAGACGGGTTTGACTATATACCTCCTGATGAAGCGTATGGTAAAGAGTATGGCGCGGCAACTCCAGAGCAAAGACGTGAACTAATAATGCAGCAAAAGATAGAATCTCTTGAAGCTGAATATGGAGATTTTAAGGAAGACTCTGATTCTTTAGCTGCAGATTTAGGGGCAATAGCCAAAGGAATTATAGACCCTGCGTCTATTCTTCCTACTGGTGCTACTTATAAAGCAATGGCAGCAGGTGCTGGTGCTTTAGGTACTAGCTTTAGTGTTCTAGAAGATATAGCAACTAATCAAGACGTTGATCCTCAAAAAGCAATGATTATTGGAGGATCGTCTGCTGTTCTTGCTCCTGTTACAACAGCAGTAATGCGAACAGCGGCTAACAGAATTAGTAATAAAGCTGCACAAAAGAAAATAGACCAAGCTCAAAAAGTAATAGATAAAAAAATAAATGAAGGCTATGAGCCTAGAGATTTAACACGCCTCTTAGAAGAAGAAGGTGTAGATTTAGTTAAACTCAAAGATGCTCAAGTAAAATTGAATAAAAAAATTGTTATACCTGCGAGAGCTAATCCAGCAGAAGTCGCCGCTAATGTTGCTATTACTAAAGATAGTGCAACATCTAGGTTATATAGCCAAGGAGTTGATAAGTACTTAGGTCTTTTGTCTACTAGAGTACGCAACATTTCTGAACCTGTCTTTGGTAGGCTTAGAAAATTTGAATTTAATACGCACTTAAACACGCAAAACAAGGCTATTAAGGTTGATCCTTTTTTGCTAAGGCTATCTAAAGTTAAAACTAATATCAAGGATAGCATTACTAGACACTTGTACAACGGGAACTTCGATGCTGCTGAAGGACTTATGAAGCGCATTGATGAAGACCTCTTTGTTTCGTTTCAGGCAGTAAAAAATGTTATGGACCAAACAAAAGAAGAGCTACTTGAGGCAGGACATTCTTTTACAGGAATAGAAAACTATTTCCCTAGAAAAATAAAAGACCTCAATAAACTTTTAGATTCTTTAAACAAAGAACCAAAGTCTAAAATAGAGTCAGCGCTTCGAAGGTACGCAGACAAAAAGAAAACTACTGTAGATAAACTTGATCCTGATGAAAAAGCAGAGATTATTGATTTAGTCATCAGAGGTTACAGATTAACAACCGATGGTGCTAAGCCTTCTTTTGTTAAGCCCCGAACTATTCAATACATTCCAGAAGAGATGATGAAGTTCTATGCTCCAGCAGAAGAATCTTTGCATAACTACATTCGCAGAGCAGTAAACGACATAGAGAAAAGAAAGTTCTTTGGTCGTTCAAGTCAGGAAGAAGCAGGACGCTTTAGTACTGAGTCATCTATTGGTCGGTTTATACAAGATGAAATTGATGCAGGCAACATTCCTTCCTCAAAACAGGACGAATTAGCAGGACTTTTAACATCTCGTTTTGTGACAGGAGAACAAGGACCGGGCGCTGTTTCTTCTACTGTAAGAGACTTAGGCTACACGGGAACTATTGCAAACCCTTTATCTGCAATAACACAGTTAGGCGATACTGGTATTTCTGCAGCGTTGAATGGATTAAGAAACACATTTAAGTCTTTCTTTGAAGCGGCTACTGGATCAAGGGAAGCTAAGCTAATTGATATTGGCTTAGATGAAGTAATTTCTCAAGAGCTTTCTAATCCAAGTGCTGTCTCTTCTCTTCTAAACAAAACCCTAAAACTAGGTCTGTTTAAAAGGTTTGATAGATTAGGAAAGGAAACGTACATTAATGCCGCTCTAAAAAAATCTAGAGCATTGTCTAAAACAGATAAAGGAGTAGAAGCTCTAAGAGAGAAATGGGGAAATGTTTTTGGAGATGAGTTTGAGTCTTTCGTTGCAGACCTTCGCTCTAATACAATGTCTGACAACGTTAAGTACTATTTGTTTAATGAAATCTCTGATATTCAACCAGTGTCTCTTAGTGAAATGCCACAAGGCTATCTTGACGCAGAAAATGGAAGACTTCTGTATATGCTCAAGTCTTTTACTTTAAACCTTTACGATGTTGCTCGTCGTAATATTTATCAAGAATTTAAAAAAGGTAATAAAGTTCAAGCAGTTAAAAACTTAGTAGCACTCTCTGGTTACATGATGGCTGCTAATACTGGTACGAGTGTTGTTAAAGACTTTATCTTAGGTAGAGAAGTAACTGCAGAAGATATACCGGGACGCGCTATGTGGTCTTTAGCAGGCGCGTTTGGCTTAAGTAAATATACCAGTGAGCGCTACTTGCAAAGAGGAGACATAAAAGGAGCGGCTGTTAATATGATTGTTCCCGCTACTCCTGTTATTGATGCGGCCTTTAAGTTAGGAACAGAGCTACCTAAAGATGATCCTAACATTGAAACAACTCTTAAGGCGGTTCCTGTTGTTGGTCCTATTTTGTACAACTGGTTCGGTGGCGGTGCTGAAAAGTTCAACCAAAGACTAGGAGCAGGTCCGTTTAAACAGGGATTGCCAGAGTTACTTGAAATTGAGGACGTAAACTAATGAACGACGACAAGCACACAGTAGAGTACACATCTATTGACTACCACAGTATGTGTCAGAAGTCAAAGGCTCGCATCAAGAAGATGCAGAAGGAAGGGATACCTACGCCCCATGATCCCAAAAAGAAACCAGAGGACGTAGGTAAGTCTGAAGGTTACACTATGATCTTTATGTCATAGTTCACAGTTGTTCCCTGTGCAGGCCAGTTGTTGTGATCCTTCGGTCATATCGCTGGCCTCTTCAATATCCCACGATATTTCCTTCGGGAAATCCTTAGCAAGCTGGTTGTACGTTTTCTTGTCCACAGGTTCATAAGGAGCCTGTTGATAAGTGTGGTCTGAGTAGGGCAAGAAAGAGATACCACTTACCTTGTCAAACTTGTTGTACAACCACTGCCCCACCTCAAGGAACTCATCATCACGGTAGTAGCAGGTCATGGATGGCTTGTGCTCACACCAGTAGTCCTGATATATCTCCCACAGATCCAACTGCTCCATAGCACCCATGTCTGAGGCTGTCACAGCGCCCTCAGGAGACGTTACAGGGAAGCTGAATACCCTAGTACTGGGTGACATTAGATCGTCCTCCACAGGGACACCAGCGGCCTCTAGGACAGAGCAAAGTGGGTCACGAGAGTCTGCACGAACCCGCCGAATATACTGACTGCTATACCTAGGATGGATGCCACTAGCACTATCGACCAGCTGACTAACAGTGCCAGAAGGCTTAACTGCAGTAATTGCTGTAGACGGGTTGATACCCAGCTTTTTTGCCCACTGCTCATTAGTGACAATAGCTTCATTACGCATCTCCATTAGCCATCTCTTTAGCTTTGCCTTGTCCTCACGCCCAGACAGCAGGGGGTGATCCATTATACCCGTGAGGCTTACGCCCAGCAGTGCTTCCTCTTGCGTGTTAGTCTTCCAGATGTTACGCAGGTAGCGGAAGTCTGTTAGGGTAGCTTGTAGAGTTCCAAGTATTGTCGCAACACGTACTTTCCGTTTGAGGCTTGCGAGTGTATCGTCTGGCCTGACAACAACCTCTGATAAGTTGCAGAATTGATAGGGTCTGAGGATGATTTCGCTACACGGATTAGTTCCAAAATCAAAGGTAGCATCTCGTCTGCCGTTTTTTTCAGCTTGCTTTTGACTTGCCACTCGACTAAAGACACCTCGTTCACCAGATCGTGATTCATATAGACTAGTCCACTCGTTTAGGAAAGCCTCAAAGTCAGGCTTCTCTGTGTAACACGCTGAGTTATTCGCCAGACCACGCTGAGGCTCATCTACCCACCACTGACCGTGCTTACATCGTCGCAGTCTGTCATCTGTGAGGTTGCTGAGGCTGATGAGGGCTGATCTCCTGACTCCTCCAACGACAACGATTTGAGCAATCTTGCAGCAAAGATCGTGGCACTCAATGGACGTAAGTTTTCGTCCAGCTGATCCCTGAAAGAGTTCAATTGTGAACTTGAAAAGATCGACGAGAGGTTCAGGACCACTTGCACGGCCTCCGAAAGTCTTGAGCGTGGCACCTGCAGGTCTAACTCTGCTAACGTCCCATTCGGGAATTTGACCTGAGTACAGCAGTGATACCAATTCCCTAAACGATTTCGCCCATCCGATCTTCGAATCTGCAACATTAATAACTGTGTCGGTTGCATGGAATGTCTCCGCTACATCTGGTAGTTTTGTGATGTACTGCCGCTCTACACTGAAGCCTACCCCTGTTCCACACAGAAGGACGTACATCAGTTCGTCAAAGGCCTTAGGGTGATCTATGGGTAGGTAGCTACAGTTAAACCCTGCTACGTTGTCACGATCAAGCGCCTCTCCTGCGGTCATCAGTGCCCTCATGCTGGGCATCACATCTAGCTTGTGTATTGCGTCGTATATCTCAGACACATCAAAGTCGTTCAGCGAGCCTCTATCAGACCAGAAGTTGATATACCTGTTAACTGTCTCTTCCCAAGTCTCACGCCGCTTCTCTTCTGGTAGGTAACGTGCGTAACGACTCTTGTGAATGTACTGTTGGTAAGCGTCCATCTATATTGTTACTCCTAGTGTCTCGTTAAGTATCGCGTGTGCGCTCATGTGCAGTAGCATAAACACACCGTCAGGGTACTGTTCGTTAGAGGCTACTTCAAATACTCCACCGTCCTCGTACATCAAGACTATTGCCTTTACGTCCCTACCTTCTTCTTCGTAGTCTTTGGCCTTCAGCGCAAACGTGGCTAAAAAATCTGTGGTGGGTACGCTACCTTTGTCTTCTTTCTTTTTACCAAATCCTCCATCTATGACTTTCATAAGGCAACCTCCTTGATGAGCCACTCTAGATAGACACGGGCCTTCCGTAGATCCTCTACACCGTTTTTGTACTCGTACCTCCAAAGGTACTTCAGGCAGTTACCTTTGAGATAGCCCTTGTACTCCTGCGGATGCATAGACGCCTTGATTGCTTCAATGGCCTCTATCGCTCCCTTGTTGTAGTGGTCGGGCTGAGTCACAGGATTGTGAGTGTCTTGAGGGTGGTACAGCTTTCCTGTAACGGTATTCCATTCTTCCGGCGTTGCGTTATCAATACTCATACTCTTCCTCTAGGTCTTCTTGAAACTCATCTAGTTTCCTCAGGAGTTTGTCTTCAAACCTATCCAGTATATCTTCAGCAGAAATCTGTAGGGCTTCCAGAAGATCGTCGGGGTCGTAGAACCGCAAGAGACGCTCCTTAATTTCTTCTAGTGTCAGAGACATAATCAACCAACTCCTTTAGTGTATCTATATTATACCATAGAATCTCGTGTTTGTCACACCATTCAGCCATAGTATTTTTGGTACTTTTGCTCACCTTCTGGTTAGGCTTCATCAACACAAAGATTAACTCCTCGTTCTCCGCGAGACACTTGTTGATTGATCTGTACTTCTGTGTGTCCCCAGCCCTGAAGTAGCCCTTGCACTCAATGTAGTACACTCGTCCGTTGAGTTCGTACACGAAGTCTGGGGTGTACTTCCGCTCGATCCTGTAGTCGATCTGACACGGCTCGTAGCTAAAGCCAACTGGTTGTAACTGCGTTGCGACATCTTTCTCAAACTCCGATCTGAAGTTACCCAGTTTGGATTTCCGTGACCTTCGGTTCATTGACTACCTCTGTTAAGTATCTGGGACCACTTGAGTACAGGAATGTTCTTACTCCGGGCCAGCAAGTATGCTTGTAGGGACAATAGGAACAGCCAACAGCTAACTTTTGATTTCCACTTTTGCCATCTGGTACGACTTCGTGGCAGTGCTCTGGTGCCTCTGGCTGCTCCACTAGCTTTTTTACACGTTCGATCTGCTCCTCTATGTCAAATGAAATCTTGTCGTACACGGGTGCCTGTGTGTCCTCAGAGTTGTACATGAGGTACGTCAGGTGTCCGTTCTGCTTGTCCATTGCTAGCCAACCGAATTTGGTTTCTCCTTCGGAATGTGCGTACCCTTTAATTTGAGCAACGTACCCAAACGGGTCATCAAAAGCCAGACTTCCGTCCTTGAATTTTTTAAACCCAAAAGTGGACACAGACTTAACATCAGTGACAACACCATCAATCTTGCAGTCCATGTGGCCCGTAATGCCGGATACTTCACACAGCTTTTGCTCATCCGTTACCTCGTGTCCTGACAGCTTAGTGAGAAACAGAAGCATCTCTTCGATCAGGTGCCCGTACATAAACTTTACGTGTGTGTTAGGGGTCATCTCCTCTTTTACATCTGGGTTGTTCACGGCGTTCCAGAGGTAACGATCATCACGACCAATGTTGGACATACGCAACAGGCGTCCGTCGTTCCGTGGTTCAGTAAACAGTTTAGTCATAAGCTGCTTACAGTTTTCACCAAAGTTTTCTATCTCGTCGTACAGATCGACGCCCTCTGGTACTTCTTTACTGACAACAACTTTGTAGATGTCATCAACTAGCGAGTATATCTTGTTCATTTATGTTGCTCCATTAGTTCAGCTATGGCTGACTGTGCTTGCTCTGGTGTGCAGTTGAACCACTCACCCTTACGGTCAAAGGACTTCTCCAGTAGAGCGTGTGCCTCTGACTCAGCAGACCGTCGGTCAGTCACAGACCAGCAGGTGAACAGCGCGTAGTCCCTGAAGGGTGACGATGTTTGATACCCATTGAGTCGGTCCTCTGAGTCCACAGCCATACCTACCTTGACCCACTCAGGGAAGTTAGGGTTGGTAATAATGTACACCTGTCCCTCACGGCTCAGTTCGTACTTCGCAAGACTGCTAAAGGCCGCATCTTCAAATGTCTTATATCTTCCCGATTTATATAAAGCGTGTGTTTTTGGTATATATTTACCATTGACCCACATTCTATTTCCATTGGACCTATCATCATGTTCTTTATTGCATTTTTTGCACTGGGTTCTGTTTAATTTTTTCCAACTCAGCTTCCAGTTTTTGTCTGTCAAGACTACACCGCACATATTACAATTCATTTTAACCTCCTTAGTGAGTGTCAGCCCAAGTTGTTCCCACTTGGTACTCTCCGTCGAGTGGACATCTGAGTTCAAAAGAAATGCCAGCCGCCTTGATGCACTCGACTGCGAGCCAGCCGAACTTCTCTGCTTGTTCTGAAGCCACCTCCGATTGTATTTCGTCATGTACGTTCCCCACAAACTTGTAGTCAATCCCATGCTGAGTAGCGTAGTCATCAAGAAGGACCAAAGCCCTCTTCATAATGATCGCACCAGCCGCCTGTAGCAGTGTGTTTAGTGCACTATGCTCTGATCTGACCCAGAGCTTTCTACCGTCGAGTCCTCTGAGATAACCCTTCCTAGACGCCTGTCCAACTCGCTCTCGTAGAGTTTCAAGAGCAGGTGTATTTCGTAGAAAGCGTGTCCTAAGTTCATTGCCATCTCGCGCTGTTCCTCCGACGATGCTTCCAATTTTTGCATCTCCTGCTCCGTAGAGGAAAGCGTAGATGAAAGTCTTTGCCTGAGGTCTTGTTGCAAGTCCTGCAGCAGTTTGATTTCTGGTGTGAATATCGTCTCTAAGCAAGACATTTGTAAACTCCTCGTCGCCCATGTAGTGAGCGAGCATCCGTAGTTCTAGACCACTGGCGTCAACACCAACCAGCTTCCGTCCTTCTGGTACAATCCAACAGTTACGGCAGTCCTCTCCGTACTCAGAGTTCACTGACGGAACCTGTGCCATGTTGGGACTCTGGTGTGTCATGCGTCCTGTAACTGCACCGTTCGTTGTAACCCTACCGTGTACTCTGCCATCGTCCTGCACATGTTCCAGCCACGAGTTTACCTGTGCGTACCGCTTTTGCAGTAAGAGGTATTCCAAGACTTGTGCCGCTTCGGGTACATGGTTATTCTCTTTAAGCGTCTTCTCATCAACCATCGGTTTGCCTGTCGGAGTGAGTTCCGTCCATACAGCGCCCTTAGCTGACAATCGTTCCGCAACCTGTTGCCGTGATCCAACATTGAATACAGTGACTTTATCCTTAAGTCGTTTACCTGTTTTCTCTGAGTATCGCTCCTCAACAATCGGCGGGAAAAGCGCCTGTAGATCACTTTCAATTTCATTCATGCGCTCCTTAAACTTGGCACACAGGATGTGACACAAGCGCTGATCTAGCAACCACCCGTTGCGCTCCTGCTCCTGTATGACCCACTGCACCTGATGCTCCAGATCAATACTGTCCTGTGAGAAACCGTCGAGGTCAGCCTGTAAGCGGTTGTACACTGCTTCGGTCAACTCAGCATCACGGATGCAGTAGTCGATCATCTCTGGCGTCAGCTGTGACCAATCCTCGTGATCTCCTTTAGGGAAACCCAGAGTGTTGCCCCAGTTCCGCAGAGAGTGACCGCCTGACCGACTAGGCTCTGCCAGACGAGACAAGATCAGAGTGTCAAGGACCAGACCCCTGTCAAAAGTAAAGTTCCAAAGACGAGAGAGTACAGGGACATCAAAACCAATTCCGTTGTGGAATACGAACGTACAGTCCTTACGATCCGATACATACGCCTTGAAGTCTTTTTCATTACAGATTACCTCCGATATTCCGTTGTGGCGGCAGACAGCACACCAGATAGTAGTAGCGTCTAGTCCGTCAGTTTCTATGTCACAGAAGACTAAACTCAAAACTCAGTCTCCGGTGGGTTAGGGTTGGCGCACTCGTGGATGCGTCCTGTGGTCTTGTCGTACCGTAGCCAGCAAGCGGGGCCAGTTTCACCAGAGTAGCGATTCTTGAGTATC